AACATTTTTAATCACAAATACATCTAACGCTGAGTTATACTGTTTCAGGACCAGATTAACACCAAGATTTACATTGTTTGTTTTCTGCCAGATAGAACCAGTCACACCAATCGCAGTTGAACCACCTTGACTCCAGGTAGGAACTTGGAAGCTAGGTGTTGCTTGAAAACGTGGGCATGTGTATGTTTTTGCTGTGATACCTAATGTAGTCAACGCAGTTCCAGTGCCATTAGCAATAACAACAGTACCAGTTGGTGTACCAACTTGTCCGCCGCTAACATATGATGCTACAGTCGTTGACGCATAAGTTACAGAAGTTGTGTCACAAGCTGTAACTGTATAGGTTCCATTGTATCCAGATGGATTAATGTTACTAATAGAAATTAAACTACCAACTGCAAACGGGGCAGAAGTTTGACTAGCAAATGTTAATGTTGCTGCAGTGCCAGTACCAGACGCACCAGTTACAGCAATAGTATCACCTGCTGCTTCAAAGTCAGCATATAAATTAAGTGAACCGCCAATGTTAGCAGCATATACGCCAGTTAAACCAGCTGAAGTAATAGCATCAACAATACCTGTTACTGTATTATTTGGACTAGCTGGAACAGTAATTGTTGTTTCATTAATTGTAAATGTATTAGCCGCAGTTATGCTAGTTGGAGTGTTAGATCCCTGAACTGTTGCCCATGATGATTGCCACTCAGAACTTCCCACAAGTACCCATGTGTTGTACAGACTTGTAATTCTTGTATCACCTGACTGAGTTGTTGTTGGTCCACCACGTTTAAAGTAGTTAGGATTAGTAGTATATGTAGCTGTCACAGCGTAGTTGCCGATGCTACCATAACTTTGTAATGGCACCGAAGAGCCAGTATTTAAATACACTGAACTAGTAATTACTGATGGAATTTGATTAGTAAAAGTAGACGTTGATTGATTCCACTGATAAATTCCCCATGTAGTATTAACCGTATCTAACCATGTAGTATTATTATCTGGATTGCCAGTTGGACGAATTAAACTAGCTGAAAGAGCAGCTAAATCAATGTCAGCACGAATAATGTAACATTGATTAGTAACACCTAACGCAGAATAAGCAGCAAGTAGACCATATTCATTAAGTTCGTACCCATTAATAGCTGTACCGTTAGTTGTTTGATAAAAGAATGGAACTCCGTAATTAGAAAGCAATGCACGCTGACTTGTTGCCAGGAATAATTTATCAGCATTAACAGCCAATGTGCCCTGAGCAATGCCCACCCCGTCAGATGAAAGTTTATTAGCCGCAGTTGCTATAACCATTAGCGGCACTGAGTTTGTAGCTGCAGGAAGATACTGGCTTTGATCAACTACAGTAACTTGAACGCCTGGGGAAACTAGTGTGTTCGACATAATTTAAATCCTTATAATATGTTATAAGAATATTTATTAAATTATTGAAAAAAACACTAATTGCTAGCGTTTATGAATATACAAAAACCAGATGTTTGATTTGAGAATATAAATTATCAAGACCGTCAGCATTATTATCAACAACAGCATCAAAATTAGTTCCAATCCAGCTCCATTCACTGGGATGTACATCTGATCTAAAGTTCATAGCATCTGAGATACCAGCATTAGTATCTATAGCGTCTTGATACCAGTCTGGCTCGGGTCCACGAACTACTCTAATAACAATACCACCAGCACTTCTAATAGCAGCTATTTCATTAGGAAAACGGCAATCAGAAATAACAATGTCATCATGTGTCGTGCGCAGTTTATTTTCAAGTGATGCTATCCAAATATTATCATGGAAGCCTTTTCTACATACCTCAGTGCCCCAATACTGTAATACCCATCGTGGTGTGATATTTCTGCCTAGACGATCACTCCACCATTCATCCCGCTGTTCTCGCCACTCTCTGCTCTCACGGGTGCGACCTTCAAGTAATTCGCGGTTCCATCCGAACACAGCTGCGATAGCATCCTTGAGGGTATGGGCAAAAGATTCACGCCGAAATTGGTGTATGTTCTGTAAGTAATCAGCAATTGTGTCTTTGCCACTGCCAATAAGTCCACAAATTCCTATAATCATATGTTATCCTTTAGTATAGATGATGTCATTAAATACCACCCGGGACGATAAGATCCCAATTGCGTAAATCCTAAGTCAGTATAAAACTTAGGAATCTCTGTTGTAATTATAATTGTTCTGTCACGACTTGTAGCAAATTCCACTGCTTTTGCTGTTATTTGTTTACCTAGACCTTGATTTCTATACCCAGGATCAACACAAACCCAGGTTAAATCGTAAAAATATTGTAAACTTGACTCGCTAACTATGCCAAATCCAACTATTTTTTGTTGATCTTTTGCTAATATATAGTACTTAGGATTCTCAATTAGGTTTATTAAATAGGTTATTTTTTCTATTTCAATTCTATGTTCTACATTTTTAGATAGTAGAGAAGGCATTTTACCAGTGGGTTTATATACAAATGACCGTGATAATAGCTCTCCTATTTCTACCGTATCTGTTAATTCATTGACAATTTCTATAGAAATCATTTAAGTTTCGTTACATCTAGATGCTTAAGAGTTTTCTGTAACATGGCAATTTGTCTGCGGCAATCCTCTAACGCATGATGGCTAGTAACAGGTTTAGGGCAATCTGGCCATAAGCTATACACAGTTCTAGCGTCTCTGACTTTGAAAAACTGCCATGGAAGAGGTTTTCCTAACTTTGTGTAAGCGTTTTCTAGAATACATATATCAAAAGTTATACCGTTTGTCCAGATCAAATCACTTTTCCAGCATAATTTATGTAGCTCATCAAGAGCTTGATCTAGTGGAATGCGATTATCTTCGGCAAGTGCTTCTGCAGCAGCTTCCGGTTGTGTGCTCCACCATTCAACAGTGCTGTCACTGATTGCTCTGCCTTCTTGGCTGTCTAGTGTGACACGAGCATAGTACTGAAATTTGTCACTGTACCCTTTTCCCAAGGGATCAAAGCATTGAGCAGCTATAGTTAAAATAACTGCATCGGGGGAAGCAGCCAGGGTTTCAAGATCAATCATTATATCCATACTGTTATTATAATAGAATGAATACTAAAAGACAAACTTTTTGGTTATTTAATTAACCAATTACTCAGCTTAATGGCTGTGATTCGTCAACATAGTCAACTAGATCTTTAACAGTCCATTGATATAATGTATCTTTAGGGCCAATAGATTTATTAAACTTCCAATCTGATCCTAATAATTGATTAAAAAATCTAACAGCATATTTGTCGTATAAACTTACCCGACTACTTTCAGTATTTTTTGAGTGAAACCAAATTGCGTATGGATCAAGTTGATTTATCATTGGTGGCAATCTTTTTTTTAAAATTTGTGCCACTGTGCCGAAGATTCTAAACTGATCACCCTCACCTGTTATATCGGTAGTTCCATTAACCTTAAACACAATGTCTATTGCCCAGCCTTTAGAAGTCCATTTACCTATTAGCAAAACTTCTATTTTACCATCTTTGGTAGAAATTACTTTAAAATCTTTTGTACCTCCTGGATCTATTTTGAATGGATAGGGTTTATCTCCCAGTTCAGTCAAGTTGGATTCGGCTATGATTTCGCTAAATCGCATTATCCTATTACCCAGGTTAATGGCTGTGATCCGTCTACATAATCAACTAGATCCTTAAGACATTGAGCCATTAATTCCTTGGCATCAGCCTTCATTGCAGCACCATTTAGTGTAGTTCCGCCCTGTGGACCAGCGATAGTGCCAAACTTTTCACGAGCATCACCAATAATCATCTTACAGTTTGCGTACATATAATTGCGAATCCATTGACGAATTTGGTAATCACTGAGTAGATTGACTTCTGGTTTTAAATTATATGTCCATAGCAGAACATTCTCTCCGGAGCCTTTAGGATCACGAATTAACTGAAGTTTTTTAGTAACAGGATTCCATGTATAGTTCATGTAAGCACCAAACATACGGCCTGCTAGTTCAACATATTGTGAATAAAAATCGTATGTGGCTAGTCCACCTGATACGTTGAAGTTCATTAGATAAACATTCAACGAAGCCTGACTAAATGGGTCAAAATTACTGGCATTAGGTCCAGAAGAGTCACCAAAAGTTCTACGAAAGATTTGTCTTACCTGAATAACTTCATCTGGAAGATCATAAATGTTTACATTAGTGACTAACTCCATGAAGGTATAGCTTTCTTCATAAGCATTTTGTGCTCGTTGACGATAGGTACCGATACTGTTGCGATATGCCGACTCATAGTGACTGGCATCCAGTTCTATATCAATAATATCGTCACCCAATTGAAGCCTAACGTATTCAATTAGATCTTGTTTAAGCGTTTCTAACGTAGATTGTGATTGCTCTGCCATATGGACTCCATGTACATATATTTAGCAGATTTACCACGCCTTTAAGATAACCAGATTGCCATTACTACGGCCTGTGTACTTAATTTCAGTAGATTTAATCTCTTTAAAAGCTTTCCTAGCAGCCGGTTTACCCACGCTCATGATAGCTTTGATTTGTTCGGCAGGTTTCCTGAGAG